TATAGATCACCGTCACATGGTTCGTTGTCGCTTCCACCGCCAGTTCAACATCCCGATTTGCCCCGCTCGCCGTCAGGATCTGGAACGGCGTATCCGCATCCAGCAACTGCCTCGTCGCGCTGATCGTCTCCGTGTTCTTATATTCAGCCCGCAGAGTGGCTGCCAGTAGATTGTTTACATATGCTGCCAGCACGTCATCCGTGCCGTCTTCATAAAAGAAATCGTTCAAATCGAACATTTCTCGCTCCTATCAAGTTCCTATATGATCAACGTGTTCCTGCATAAGAAGCCCATTATTAAGCTCAGGATGATCATACTAACCAAGAACACCCAGGGCATATTTTTGATATTTTTCACCTTTTTTACTCCGGTGTGATTCGAATACGATAATAAATCTCTGTAACGTTGTATCCATTAGCCCATGCATCTCTCTCTCGGATCTTGATTGTCTTGGATCCTGCAGTCACGCCAGTTTTATATCCAATGATTGGAATAGTGTTAATTTGGTTACTATCATATGAGCGCTGTGATCGTGAAGCATCGATATCTGTCCCATCGATATTGAATTTCACTTCAAATAGCACCGTCCCGGTTTGATATTCCAGAATAAACCCCTCAACCTCAATGGTTGAAGTCACGTCCACCGTCACCGCCTTGCTGCTGTTCGGCATATCCCGCCACGTGCTCGAACCATAACTATGCCCCGTTGAATCATTGTGGTGCGTAATTGTCGTCAGCCCCCCGGAAAATTCAAGCGCATTTCCCGCTGAATTGACTCTCAGCACCTCCAGCGGGTTCCCTATCATCAGCCAGCTCGGTACCCCTGTATTGTCATTCTGCAATAACGCAAGGTTTGCAGGTTTTGCCAGCCAAGCTGGAGCACTACCTCCACCATACAATACTCCGCCAGCCACCAGGCTTAAAACTCCCGCCGCATTCGCTCCCGTCGCATATGGGATCTCCCCCGCCGCTGTGAAGACATCGGGGACTCCTGCTGCAAAATTATCGCGGACGTATTGGTTGATCCACGCCGCATCAATCCAGTCCCCCGTTGCCGTCAACGGAACTGCGCTATAAGCCATTTGATCCCTCCACTTTTCCTTCCCCTAAATCGTCAGATTTGGGGGAAGTGGCCGCAGGCCAATGGGGGCTATTCGCCTCTTCCAATACCTTCGCCTTCACCCCCGGCCGCCACTCCCGTGGCAACTCCCTGTTTTCTGGCTTCGAGCGCAGCACTCGCTCTACCCAGTTAGCCCCATAACCCAGCACGATCGGCCTGGCCACCAATGCCGCCTCGATCCGCTTCCAATTCCTTGGGAACTTGACTGGCCTTGCGATTCCGCTACCACTATTTCCACACCGCATGCAATAAAAGATCGAGCTGCTCGGGCTCACATATTCATAATTCCCGCATACATCGCATTGTGCTAACACACGGCCGAAATCCACCAGCGGCAGCACCGGCTCCCCTCCTACTGTTTGCCCATCCCATGCTAGCTTCAGCACCTTCTTGTGCACCAATATCCCCGAGATCCCCTTGATCCACGCCTCCACGCTCATGTACCCGTCTCGTACCGCCACATCATTTGCTGTAATTAATCTATCCATATCAATTCCTTTTCCGCTCCCTTCTCCCTTTGGGGGAAGGGCTGGGGATGGGGGCTAACCCCCTCCTAATTGGAACGGCACCTGCACCGGTAACTGCACCCCCGCAAACAACCGGCTGTACGGCTCCAGCCACCAGCGCGTCATCATTACAATTCCAGCCTCATCGTGAAACTTATGCCTTATCCTCACCACTCGGTACGCCCGATCGATCCCATAATTGCTCAACTTCGCTCGTATCACCTGCCCCAGGTCCACCGCAAATTGCGTGTCCGGCTCCGGCATCAAGTCCACCACCAGGTAATCCCTCGCCAGTGGTAGCCAAAGCGCCAGCAGATCGCGATACTGTCTGGCCACGTTCACGTTCTGGTCCACCTGCAGCGTGAATGGCCTCGGCCCAAACTGCCCGATGCTGTCATCGTCGTCGTAATTGAAGCTCACCGTGTTCTGCTTTGCGATCGGCTTTCCTCGCACCCGCACCCATACATGCGCAGTCGTTGCCGCGCCATTCGTAATAGACAACTGCCCGGTAGTTGAAAATGGCGTCATCGCCACCGTAATATTCGCTGTTAAGTCTGCCCCCGTCCCGTCACTATTTTCATACGCGTCATAATCCGTTCCAGAAACAGGCGTGATCGGGTCCTTCACCGGCACAGCCTCTCCGCCATACTCGAAGTCCGCCCACACATCCGTGATCGTCGAACTCCCTGCCACCTCCAGCCGCCCTGGGATCTCCCACACTTCTTGTGAACTCAATTCTGTTCGTGGCGAGCTTTTCACGCTCAGCACGTTACGGATTGCCTCGCGCGGCGTCAGTTTTTGCACTTCCATCACATCCGTGTCCGTCAGCTCCAACACCTCATCTTCCAACGTCACCCGGCTCTTGAATTGTGCTGTACCGTCTGCCAGCATCGCCACCTGTCCCAACTCGTTGTGTGCCAGTTCGTGCATTACCTGTGCCGCCGAGCGTGCATCCACCCAAAAGAAACTCCGCTCATCCACCCCGTCCGCCAGCGCCGTATCCCAGATTCGTGGCCACCCCGCGTATTCCAGCACCAGCGCCATCGCATCGTCCGCGTAAATATCCTCTTGCAGTGCCACCGTCACCCGGTTCTTTTGGTCCCTAAGAAATGCCCACCCATCCGAACCTTCCAGCCGTGCGTGTGACATCCCCCGCTTCATCATCGAGACCGGTTCATCCAATACTCCCGCCATCAGTGGAAAATATGTATCGCTCGACGTTCGCACTCGCATCTTGAAGAACTTCCCACCTGCCAGGTTCCCATACAATGGCGAACTCGAGTTATACGGGTCATAGCGACTGTCTTCATCGATCAGCACCGCGCTCAGTTTCCCCGTCTCCTCTACCTCGAAGCTCTCCCCATCCGCCGAAAACGTGTACCGCCGCCCGCGGTTGATCTCCAGGTCCACCAGGTTCTCGCCCTCGTTCGTCCCATCGAACAGATAATCACTGTCCCAATCCACCGCCAATCCATAGCGCGAATTGACCAGCGTCGTCGCGCCAAACTTGAACGTCGAGAATTTCCGCTTACTGAACAGGCTCATTGATTGGATCTCTCCCTGTTCAGGTCATACACAATGTCTCGCAGCACCCGTTTAGCTTGAGATTCATCGTTCCCCGTGATGAACGGGTTGTAATTGACAACTACTGTCTCCAGTCCGCCTCCGGACGCTCCTCCGCCTGCTCTCGCTAAAGCCGGTGTGCTCATCCTCCCCATCGAGCCGCTCAGGTCCGGCAGCCCAAGATTGCTCACCTTTATTAGCGCATCGTTTACCCCCAGCAGCCCCAACTCCCACGGGGTGGGCGAACCTGGCGTCATCCAGTCCGGCAATTTGATATTCTTCAGCTTATCGGTCATCCTCTTCAACCAGTCCGTCACGGTTCTGATCGCCTTCGTCACATTTCCAAACGCCTTTGCCAATCGCCCACCGATAAATTTCGCGATCGGTTCCAACACCGGCATCACGTTTTTCTGCATCCAATCAATGAACTTCTTCACCGCGGGCCACAACACGTTCTGCCAGATCCCTGCCAGGGCTTTCAGATAAATGCTGAACACCGTTCCAATAAAACTTCCCAGGGCCTGGAAGAATGGAAACAGCACATCCTTCATCCATGCCCACACCTTCTTGATCGCAGGCCACAACACGTTCTGCCACAGATTCACCAGCCCACTGATGAACTTCTCAAAGAGCGGCTTCAGGAACGCGATTACAGCCTGTGCCTTTCCGCGAATATCTCCCCAATTGTTCTTCCACGCTGCAGCCAGCAATGCGATCACAGCCGCCACCGCCGCGATGATTGCGATCAGCGGGAATGACAGCACGCCCGCCACCGCCCCCACCACCGGGATGATCGCCGCGATCGCCGAGATCAAACTCCCGATGATCACCAGCAGCGGCCCGGCCACCGCCACGATTCCCCCGATCATCAGAATCATCTTCTGCTGCTCTGGGGATAGCCCCTGGAACTTCGCGATCAACTGGCTGATGTACTGCACTGCCTGTAGCACGTAAGGTAGCAACTGCTGGCCTAAGCCTGCCGCCGCGTTCTTGAATTCTGCCTGTGTGATGCGTGTCGCGTTCGCCACCTCATCCGAAGTGTTCACAAAATCACCGGCGATCTTGTCCGTTTGTTCGTACAGCAGCGCAATCGATGCCTGCGCCTTCGCTTGCAGTGTCAATTCTCCCCCCGCCTCCATCAACCCCATCTCCAGTGCCTTCGCTTTCACCGCCACATCGCTCAGCTTCACGCCATACTTCTCGATCGGGTCCCCTTCCCCTCGCATTGCCGCGTTGATAGCCCCCATTGCATCCGAGACATCCGTGTTGAAAACCGACGCCATATCCGCTGCGCGTTTCGCCAGGTTCACTGTCTCATCCGCGGCTTGCGCTTCGTCATAACCCAGGTTTTGCAGCATTGCCCCTGTCACTGCCCCCAGTTGGTTGAACTCTGATTTCGCCAGCCCAGCCGCGTATGCTGCATCCTCACTGAATTCCAGCACTGTCTCCGAAGCCCCCCCGAACACTGTCTCCACCGCGTTGATAGATTCGTTCAAGTCGCTGGCTGCGTCTATCGTGAACTTACCGATCGCAATAGCAGGCAGCGTAAAAGCGGCCGTCATCCCAACCCCCACAGACCGCATCTTGCTGCCGATCTTGTCCATCTTCTTCAGCGCATTGCTGCGTGCTTTGTCCAGATCCCGATCTAACCCCGATTCATCCGCACCCAGATCAAGGACTGCTTCGCCTAAACTACCGCTCATTCCTTCTCCTCTCCCCCTAAATCGGTGATTTCCCGATTTAGGGGGATGTCCGCATCAGCGGACAGGGGGGCCAGGGGGCCACTCCGCACCCCGATCCCCATCAACTTCAACAAACCTCTCGGCGCCACCCGTGCCGTTTGCTCGCTATCCACATTCGCCGCCCGCTCCCACTCCCGCACCGACCTCTCCCTGTCGTTCTTCTTCATGTGTGGCAATGAGACCGCGTCCGCCAGCGCCAGCTTCAGCTCCGCCTGCCTGGCCGGGATCCTCTCCAGATACGCTTCCATCGCCGCCATCGGCATCTCAGCCGCGTCCCCAAACCCGATCCCGTACCAGAAACTCAACCGGCTGAAGATTTCTCCCCAGTCTGTTTGCTCAGCGCGGTCTCCAGTGCTTTTTTTCCTTCGGTCTCATCGATGTAATACGTCAGTGCATTCACCTTCGCCAGGAACGGCATACTCTTCACCGGCAGCGGCTTGCACAAAGTGACCAGCATCTCGTCGAATAGCGCATCCACCTGGTCGATCTGCTTATCTGTTAACTCATCCCCTGTGCTTTGCAGCTCGCTGGCCTCCTGGTACATCTTCTGGAACCGGATGATCCCCTTCGCTCCCAATGCGTTCAATCGCATCAGTGCATAGTCCTTCCCTTGCCAGCGCACCAACACCGGCTTATCCTGCCCGAACAACTCGTCCAGGTCCCTCTTCCGTACCTTCTCTTCAGCCATATCAATTCCTCACTTCTCCCTTCCCCTATCCTGTAGGATGGGGGAAGGGTCGGGGATGGGGGCTACAACGCCGCTGCATCCTGCTGCGTAAAGATCCCAAAGCGGTCTGCCTCTGCAGCCGTCGGGTCTTCCAGCGCCTCGAACTTGAACGGGATCATTGTCTTCCCATCCTTCTCGAACGCCATCTCCACGTCGTCGTCGAAATAACCGTAGGGCACGTAATATTCCGCCGGGTAATCCCCGTAGGCTGAAGTTCCACGGAACAATACTGCGAACTGCGTCACATCTGCCCCTGCATACGGCTTCAGCGAGCGCGTACCAATTGACCCGGTCGTTTCCGCAGTATCCGTCACGGTCGCCCCGATCACATCTGCCAGGTTCTCCAGCGTTGCCTCCTGCAGGTTCGTCTCTACCGTGAGTCCCTCCTCGGTCCGCTTCGCCTTCAATTTACCGGTCCGTTGGTCAGCCGAGAACGCATCGATGTTCTGAGATTTCTTGATCTTCACCCCCCCGTCCGTCAGGCCCACGTCCGTCCAGTTGGTGCCTGTCCCCACCGGTTCGGTCGTCACGTCGGTCGGTTTAGATTCGCCAGCGGGAGCCACGTACAAAGTACCAACGCCCACTAGCAGGGAATATGGTTGTGAGTTAGTCATCTTTCATCTCCTTTTTTTTTGCCCTGCCTGCCCCGCCCGAAGTGGCGGGGACTGGGGCATTAGAATTTTTCACCCGCGGGGGCTCCGCCGGTGTTCTCACCTTATTATTCGAAGGTCCTACCTTCTTCTTGTTTTCGATTTTCTTCTGGTCCTTCACAATAGTTCTCCTTCGTGTCTCAGTTAAGAGAGATCGTCCTCACTCACCATCGCCTCGAAAAACACCACACCCAATTCCTTTTTCAACACCTCGTCATACAGCAGCGACAACGTACTCAAACGCAAAAAGTAATGCACCAGCGCCGTCTTGCTCCCGCTGATATCCACCGTGAACCGGATGTTATCCCGGCTCAACCCCACCAGCTCCTGCCAGATCGTCACCACATCCACCTGGTTATTCGGAGCATACAGTCTCAACTCCAACCGTACCTGCTGCACCTCCGCATACAGGTCCACCGGCCCACCGTCCAAATGCACAGACACACCCGTCTGCGAGTCAGTCCACCCGCCGCTGTCCCCATACCGGTGTTTCGCCGCCACCCGCGCGCTCACACTCGTCAGCTCAGCCTCCAACCAGGTTATGATCACCTCAAGCGGGTCTATGTCCATGTCATTTTTTTCCTTCGTGCCTCTTCGTGTCCTTCGTGGTAAACATCACTTAACCAACCGATGCTTCCTCAACACCTCATCCAACTCGCCCTTCGCCTTATCCACCCCGATCGTCAAAAAGTGATACCCGGCGAAACTATGATGCCCCTGGTGCACCGGCAGCGCATACCGCAGCCCGCTCCCCAGTTGCAGCGTGATCCGCTTACCTCGCCGCCGCGCCCGCACCAGCTTTCCACCTCGCTCCGGCGTTCCTGGCCCTGGTTTCACATCATCCCCGGCCCAGTTGTAATCCGGCCCTGCCGTATGGATCGATCTCCGCAGCGTGCCCGTCAACACCCCGTGCCCCTTCCGCAATTCCTTCTTTGCGTACCCTTCAGCTCGCAACCCGAACTCACCCAACGCCGCAGCCACATTCTCCCCCACCTGCTCCAGCACCTGCTTACCCTTCCAATTAATGCTCGTCGCCATAATTCCTTCCACTCTCCTTCCCCTAAATCCGAAGGATTTGGGGGAAGTGCCCGAAGGGCGAAGGGGGCCTTACTGCACCCTCTCCAACCTCGCACTCACATGCCTCAAACTCCTGCCCCTCCTGGCCAGCACCTCCACCACCTCAAAAGTATCGCTCAGCGCCGTCGCATCTTCCAACGTCACCAGGCTGATCTTCGCCCGTTCCGTGATCGTTGCACCCGGCCCGAACAGCATCTGATACTTCGTCCGCACAACGCTCTCCTGCAGCTCATCGCTCCAGATCTCTTCCTTCTTCTCCACCAGCCTGCACCGCACGCCTGTGGCAGGCGTATCGAACGCCTGTACCTCGTTGTTGTACGCGTTCACAGAACCCGCCGTCGGGTTCTCGATCGTGCACGTGTGGATTAATTGCTGGTCAAATCCCATTGTTTTTCCTTGGTGTTCCTTCGTGCCCTTTGTGTTAAACGGGCGTAAACATCAACCGCCGCAGCACCTTCCGGAACTCCGCCTCCCAGTTATCCGGCGCCACATACTTGTACTCACCCGCAATGCTCTCTTCTTTCATCCCCGTTTGCTCGATTACCAACCGCACCAGGTCGATGATCGCCCGCGTCCGTTTAATCCGGTCATCCGTTGGCTTATACGTCACCACGATCCGCTCGCCCCAGTTAGTTCCTGCTGGCAGCCGCTCGATCTGCCCCCCGTCCCAGATCTGGTAATTGTCACTGTCCAGCGTATACGTGTCCTCCACAACAGATGTGATCGATGAGATCTCCGTAGGCATGAACAGGTAAAATCCCTCCCCGCCGCGCACCGTTTCCACCAACTCCACGCTCATCCCATCATCCTGCGGACCACCTATCAGCGCCGTGATATCCGCCTCCACCTGCTCGATCACCGTATCCACCTGGCCATCTGTCAGGCTCGTGTTCACTAGCACCTTCACCTCTGCTGCCGTAACCAGGTTAGCCATAATACGCTCTCCAATCGCCGTGCGGGATAGCCTGCGCCCTGCTGTTCGGCGTCACGTTGATCATCTCCACGCCCGCGCCCATAAAACCGTCAAATAATTGCTTGTGCCCCTTCTCCCAGCCCTTCCACAGTATTTCCGTATCCCTGTTCGGAGCCTTCTCGTCACATCCCCAGAAATGCTCCCTGTGGTGCTTGCTATGGTCCATCCCCACGATCAACATCTTGCTGAAACCCATGTAGAACGCGATCTGCATCATCACATGCGGTACGCATGCAAAAGTGATTCCTTTTTCGCTCAGCAAGTTCGATGGCCACATCTTCCGGTCATCGTATGGCCATAACGGCCCCGGCCGGTGATAGAACCGGTAAAAGTTCGCCCCCTGCCATTTATCCAGGTTTGGCCTCGGCACAAATTTCGGGATCTCCCCAAATCGCTCCAGCACAACCTCCCCGAACTCATTCATCACCCGGCTGTCCACCGCCACGTAATACCACGGTTCGAAGTCCAGTTTCTCGAAGATCGTATTCCCCCCCAAGCTCGGGTACTGCTCCAGGAAATCAAGGGGCATCTCACCTAAGCTCGGACCGTTACACACGATCACACACGTCTCACCTGCATGCAACTGGTGAAAATCCTCCAATCGATCTACTCCCCCCAAATGCGTCGCATTTGGGGGGATGTCGTCGTTAGACGACAGGGGGGCCAGGGGGGCCTTACTCATCAACCGTGAACTCGATCTCTAAGTGATACTGCCCGGCCTCGGTCGCAGCAATACCGGTATGACGTGCAAAGATCGCTCCGCCTGCCGCTACCGCGCCTGCGCCGGTTGCCAATGTCAGCGCGGTTTGCGCGCCTACCGCTTTCGAAGCCTCCAGTGCTGTTGCTGCAACCAGTTGTTCACCTCCTGCAGCCGTTCCCAACTGTATGGTCGCATTTTCCGCCCCGGCCGTATCGGTCGCCTCATCGTACACAACCCGGGTGGATAGGATCGTGATCGCCACACTCGGCTTCAGGATCACATCGTCGTCCGTTGTTCCGGACCCGTTATCGATATTGAACACCTTCGACTTCACGAATTGCCGGTCGCTAACCCGGTTCCAACTCGGCTCCAGTGCCGTACCATCGTTCACGTACAGCACCTGGTTCGTGGTGTCCATCAACTCTGCGCCAGGCGCAGCCCCGCGGGCTGTCGCCGTCACACCGGGTGTGGTCTCAGCCACCGCCACGGTCGGGCTCGATCCCGCCAGGTTATTTGTGTCCACAGTGATCGTGGGCACCACCAACTTTGCCAGGTTCCCACCGAACGTGATCAGCACGTCACCGATACCGCTCGAAAGCGTCGAATCGGTTACTGTCACCTCGCTCGAACCGATGGTCGCCAGCGCCCGCAGCGCCGCCTGGATGTTCGCGATCAGTGTTGCGTTTGTCGCGCTCCACGTGATAGCTGCTGTGATCTGTCCTTCATACGCCAGCTTGAACGTACCGCTGGTCGGGGTACCGCCGATCGTCAGCGTCTGCACCTCGTTCGTGCCGTCGACGGGCGTGCCCGCGTTCTGATACTCAAATGCTCCTCCAATTACAGGGGTCATTACTCACCATCCTTTACTTGTTTATCTTCTGCCTCTGCGTTGGATGACCCCTTTTTGCCTTTCGACAAAGGGGGGAAGATACCGCCCTCCTTCTTGCCTGCCCCTCTATCGGGGGGGGTAGCCTTTTCAGGCTCTTCTGGTTCGTCTGCATCGCCACCAAGGATGGTCACATACCCATCCTTCTCATATTGCTTGGCCTCATCCTCCGGCATCTTGACCACCTCACCGGCGAACCCATATCCGCCAATCCCGCGCAGTGGCTTGATCTTTACTTTCACTTTTTTCGCCATCGTTCATCTCCTCTCCCCCCAAATATCCCGGTAGGGTATTTGGGGGGATGTCAATTTATTGACAGGGGGGCTGGGGTCTAAATTCCCGTCACCTCACAGAACGCAGCCGCGCGATAGATCGCCAGCGTCACGCGCTCATCCGCACGGATCGCCAGCTTGCCCTTCACGAAGTAATCGCTGTGGCTATCGCTCACCTTGATGTTCGCGCCCTTGCGGCGGAACAACTCGCAATACAGCGGGAAGTCACCCAGCAGCGCGGTGTTCTCGGTCTCAGCCGTGGTGATCACTGCTGGCAGGCCCCAAATGCGCTCCGGACCGGCCTCACTGGGATTACCCCAGATGTAGATCCCGTCGGTCGTCCGCAGCAACCGGATCGTCTGCCAATCGTTCGGGTGGAATACCACCGCGCTCGGCTCGGCAAAGCCGGTATGCCGTACCAGGGTCATGCCCTTATAGATCGCATCCGGCACCGGGTCAGCGCCCTTGGCCTGCGATTGCACGCCGCTCTTCACCAGGAACCCGGTGATGTCTGAAGAACCCGATCCACTCACCAGCTTTGTTTCCTCAGCCAGTGCCAGCATGGTCAATAACCGGTTGTCGATCACAGAGCGGATAACCGGCACATCCTCAACCTGCTCGTCGGTCACGGGCAGGAACGTGCTGATCTTATAGATCGATTCTGTCCGCTCGGTGAATGCCAGCGCGCTCTCGGGGTAAGAACCGCCCTCAGCCACGGTGTCAGCCGCGTTGGTGAAAGTGGTCTCCTCCATATACTTGATCGCCGCCTGGCTGGTTGGGGTGTTCGGCATCAGGTCCGCGATCATTGGGCGCCGGTGGGCGTAAGGTACCACCCGCCCGGTCCGCACCGATTCAGGCGCAAAGCCTGCCCCGGTCTCGAACAGCGTCTTGAACTCGTATTCCGGGAAATCCGCCACAATATCCTTTGTCCCCTGGCGGCCCTGGTAATCCTCGCTCTCAACAAATTGCTCACCCAGGCTTTTTTGAGCCTGTAGGGGCGGGGTCTCCCCGCCCGGCTCTTCACCATTCGCCAACGGCAAATTACTCGCAGCCTTGTTAGCCTCTTTGATTGCCTGCGCGTTCTTCAGGTAGGCCTCATCCACCATCTTGGCGTCCTCGAGTTGTTTCGCCAGGTCATCGATCTCCTCGTTGCGGGCCCGTACATCCTCGAGCTGCTTAGCATCCAGCTCATAACGGTCTTCGCCGTCAACTACGGTCTTCGCCTCCGCGAAGATCTTCGCCAGCTCGTCCCGTTTTTGGTCCAGCATCCCCTGTAGTTCTTTTACGGTCTTCATGATTTGTTTCTCCTAAACTTGCGCCTTGTGGCGCTCGAATTTTGCGATTTCGTTCAGCACCTCCTGCTCGTCCGCCTTCGGTTCCGTCTCGTGTAGCACGGCCGTGATCTCCTCGGCCAGCTTCGCCAGTCGTTCCCGTTGCTTCTGCGCCAGGTTGCGCCCTTCCTGCGCGCGGAACGCTGCCCGTTCCTTCACGCGCGTCGTAAACTCCTCGACCGTGGCCACCACAAGTCCGGAGTGTTGTGCAAAAGTCATCCCGGTCACCGGGAGACCCTTCACGCCTGCTGTTGCGGGGTTCATACCCCAGTTCACATCCGAAATATCGTATAACTCCACATCCTTCAGCACCCGGATCTTCGGCTTGTCCGGGTCATCCTCTTGCTCCCGGATCTCATAGGCGTGGATCTCATACGCATACGACATCTCCGTGATATCCCCTTCCTGTACCCCCTTGAAAACCCACTCTGAGAGCGGGATGTCACTGTAATATTTTCGCGTCACCAGCACCCCCCCGGTTGCCTCCGGCGCCCATTTCAGCACCGTTTCCGGCAGTTCGTCCTTTTCCACCTCGCGCACTTCTTTGATGCTCGCGATCGGCGGGTTATAGCTGTTATGGTTCCACAGGAACCGCACCCTTGAGCGCGAACCGTCATTCAATCGTTTCCCGAACGAACCGTTCTCGCTCACGTCATGCCCTTCATCGATGTTCCCGTGCACCGCAAATATCCCCGTCACCAATCGCTTCTCTGCGTTGATTTCCTTCACAAAATATGGCAAAGTCTTGTATTCCATATCGTTCTCCTTAGTGTTCCGTGCCTGCCCCGGCGATCTTTGCCGGGGTGTCCTTCGTGGTTAAATCACCCACGATCAACCTCCCGGTCCCCAAAATACGGCGCCGCCGCTCGCGTGCAGTTCGGGTGCTCCAGCTTATTCGCATTGAAATACTTCAACGCCCAGATCTGCCCGTTCGCCACCTGGCACTCCACATCATCGTCACTGCTGCCGTTATCCAGGATCTCCACCTTCGATACCCCTGCCTCCTTGTATCGCTCCACCGTAGCCTGGTTCTGCGCCTCCCCCAGCTCAGTCCGCGCGATGGTACGCGCCCGGTCCTTATACGTCTCCTGCACGACCTCCCGCAGCCCGCGCTGCGTCTCATCCCCACGCACCAGGTCATCGATGCTCCAACCCTGCTCGTTCGCATACTCCAGCGCCTCACGTACTGCGCTCAGCGTCTCCTGGTTGATCAACTTCACCCGCTTCCCGGCTGTCTTCAAAACCCGCGTCACGATCGGGTCCGTAAGGTCAAACGCCAGCTCGATCCCTAGCGAGAGATTCCACATCTCCCACGAAAGCTCGATAACCTGCACGTAATACCGCTTGATTACCGTCCCCAGCTTCTTTCCATCCGCCTGTGTTATCAGGCTCTCAGCACCTGGTAATTTTTCCTTTGTGCCCTTGGTGCTCTTCGTGCTCTTTGTGGTTAAATCCTTTTCACCTTCCAACCTCTCCACCACCGCATTCCCCAGCTCCCTGAAATACACATCCAACGCCTGCTTCATCCGTCCCGCCGCCTCGACCCGTATCCGCCGCAACCCCTCACCCGCTGCCCTCAATCCCTTCGTATTGTCTCCCCCTAAATGTGTTTTTCCATTTGGGGGGATGTCATCGCCAGATGACAGGGGGGTCCGATCCACCTCCCCTTTATCCGCACTCACAAACTCCGTCGCCAGGCTCACCTTATACACATCATCACCTGGGCCTGGCTCCATCCCCAGCTCCTCTTTCATCTCAGCCCGCGTCAATCCGCTCCGCTCGAATGCCAGCGTCACCCGTTCCCACCGCTTGCTCTCTTCCTCCTGCAGCGCCCCCACCTGTCGCAGGTCGTGCTTCAACCTGTAATTAGCGGGCAGGTCAAAATCATCCTTCAAACCTTTATATAGTTCGGATGCGTACGACCGCCACAGCGCCATCAGCGTCAGCTCGGTGAACGACCGTCTTGCCGCCTGGTCGCCATAATCCGAACGTTTCAACCCCACGCTCAAACCTGCCACCACCGGCGGCACCCCGAAAGCCGCCGCGATCCGTGCCTCCGGCACTGCGCTCAGCGCCTCAGCCGCCAGCTCCTGCAGGTTGAACCCCATCTTCTCCGCCTTCATCCCGTATTCAATGAATGCCAGCTTCCCTCGGTTGTCCCCCCCCATCTTCTGCCCCCACTGCTCCCGCATCCGGT